GGGGGGTCTTCTGTATTGGAGAGCACAATGAATCAAGCAAAGCCGATTAAAGCAAATAATGGTAAAATAACTAAGTTAAAAAAAGAAACCACCAACAAAGCGAAGATGGGTAATTTTAAAAACATAGTAAACGCAGCGACTTCAGGAAAGATGTCTACAGAAGAGGCTGAAAAAGCAATAAGAAAAATAGTTTTAAGTAAAAAAGAAGGTGGTGGCAATAATTTTGGAATGTTAAGTGTTAAAGCTGGCATTGATAAAAATCCAAAAGCGACTCAAGCGGATAGAATTGCTGGAGCAACAATGAAAGAAAAAATAAAATCAGCTAAAAAAGGTGGCACATTAAAGATGAGAGATGGTGGTGCTTTCAGAGGTTGTGGTGCTCAAGTAAAAGGTAAGAAGTTTAAAGGAATATTCTAGTGGAACGAGATTTAAGTGGTGCCTCTGGTAGTGCGGGCAATTTTTCTATAGGTTCTGATCCAGACGATGTTAGTGATCAAACCATACAATCGGGATATACAAATAATTTTGGGATAGGTTTTGCAGACGATGCCCAAGCCACAGTAGATCCTAGTACTGTATTGTCTCAAGCTAGTTTTAATCAAGCTATGGGTATCACTTCCAGAAATCCATATGGAAACGCAGGGTTTTTTACAAGTTTTTTTGGTATCCCAGCAGACATGTTGGACTACACAGGACTAGGTATTGATACGCAAGGAATAGCTAACTTAGCTTATGATAGATACAAAAACCCACTTACATCAGAAGGAAACTTAAGAGAAGGTTTAAGTGAAGGTGAAAGAACTGTACTAGGAGATGTTGTTTCTATAGATAGACCTCAAACAACGGGAGAAACAATAGCTAGAACTGCTTTTGGGTTAACTCCATTAGGTCCTCTTATGAGTTTCATGGGTAAAGATCAATTAGCAATAGCACCAAATCTTCAAGGTTCTAAAGGAGTCAATTACGACCCTACACTAGACCCAAGTAGTTCAGAATATCAAGGTTCACAAGGCTTTTTAGGACAATTAGGAAAAGGAATAGAATCAATAAAATTTGGTGGTGCAAGACCAATAACTAAAGGAACAAAAGGTATTTTAGACTTAATTGAAGGTCAAGAAGCAGAAAGAGCCATAGGCGGGTATGAGACCTTTGATGGTCAAAAGATGTAATGCAAGTAACAGATTTTTTACATAAATATAAAAAAGCCTTGAACACTCGTATAGAAGATATTAGTATTTCCTTGACGAGCGGAAATGCTTCTGATATGGAATCATATAAGGCTATGGTAGGTGAAATTCAGGGTCTAACCTACGCATTAGAACAATTAAGAACCCTGCTAGAAAAGGTAGACAATGACTTTAATAGTACCTGAATACGTTTTAAAGCAAAGACAAGCTAAAGAAAAAGCTGAAAAAGAATCAGAAAATAAATCCCTAACAGAAAGAGTGCCTCAACCCACTGGATGGCGTATATTAGTTATGCCGTATATGGGCAAAGAAACGACTGAAGGTGGTATACATGTGCCAGATTCTATTAGAGAGAAAGAGGCAAGAGCAACAGTTGTTGCCTATGTGGTTAAATTAGGATCACTTGCATACAAAGATTTTGATAAGTTCGGAGAAGAGGGACCTTGGTGTAAGGAAGGCGACTGGGTTTGTATTGGTCGTTATGCTGGGTCACGATTCAACATAGAAGGAGGAGAAGTTAGGATAATCAATGACGATGAAGTCATTGCAACTATTGTTAATCCCGATGACATCAAAACATACGGAGTGTAAGTATGCAAGAAAACATCGAGAAGACCGAGCCTCAAGAAGAGGAAGGTCAAGTAATTGAAATAAACGATGCAGAAGAAAAACAAGAAGAAAAAGTAGAAACAAGTGCAGAAACAGAAACAACTACCGAAGAACCGAAACAAGAAGCTACAGATGCTGATGACTTGTCTCAATATTCGGAATCTGTTAAGAAACGTATCGCAAAGCTCACTAAAAAATTTAGAGATGAAGAAAAAGAACGAGCTGCTGCGATAGAGTTTGCTGAATCTGTTAAGAAACAGAATGATGAACTCAAAGCAAAATTAGATAAATTAGATAACACTTACGTTGGTGAGTTTGATACTAGAGTGCAGTCTCAAGCTGCGGCAGCTAAAGAAGCATATAGAAAAGCTTACGAAGCTGGTGATGCTGATGCTATGTATGAAGCTCAACAAACTATATCTAGAATTGCTTTAGAAGAAGCAAGATTAAATCAACTCAAAGAACAAAGAGAAGAGAATGCTAAAAAAGCTGAAGTAAATGGCGCTGCACCAGCACCAGCTCAAGCTCCCCCACCTCCTAAACCAGATCCAAGAGCAGAGGAGTGGGCAACACAAAATGAGTGGTTTGGACAAGATCAAACAATGACATATGCCGCCTTTGGTATACACAAATCATTAATTGAAGAAGATGGTCTTGATCCAAACACAGAAGAGTACTATACTGAATTAGATAATAGGATTAGAAGTGAATTTCCACATAAGTTTGGAGAGACAAAGAAATCCTCTGGCCCCAGAGTCGCCTCTGCTGGAGCCACCGCCTCAAAGACGGGATCGCCAAAGGGACGCAGAACAGTCAAATTGACTCCATCGCAGATTGCGATAGCGAAACGGTTGAATGTTCCGCTTG